CTAAGATGTGTGGCCTACGTCTAAAAGAAGACACCCAAGCTGAGACACGTATCGTAGCTGAGAAGATCGAAGATGTAATGATGAAGCTATACCCTGTATCGTGGGAAGCATTAAGGATGTATGAAGAATGACAGGTATGATTGGAGTAGAACAAGTAGAGGAACACGAGGATGGCAGTGCCACCTATCAGTTCCACCTTGATAGTAACTGCGCAAAGCTATTGCAGGAAGAGGGTCTTAAGCTAGTATTGTACTGCGCAGCAGCTAAGTTAGATTTACAGGTAGTGTATGATTTTATAGAAGATCATATAAACCAAGAGAAACAAGAACTGACAGAGTATATATTTGGAGTACAAGATGGCGAAACTACCTGAAGGGCGTGAGCCATTATCTGACGAATGGTTTGTTGACAAAGCAAAACAAATTAGTCCAATGACTGATGAGGAACGCAAAAGAGCAAAGCAAAGGAAAAAAGCCAACAGCGTATGGAGAAAATGCGTAAGCTGTGGTGGACCAGCGCAAGATAACTTTTGTGGTTTCTGCTTGGAGGAAGAATGATAGAGTTTTTCAAGGGTATGTTTGTAATGTACCTACTAGCTATACCCTTTTTAGCTTTAGTAGTAGAAGCGCAGGACAGTGAAGGAAGAGATGTCTCACTGCGCTTTGCAATCTTTTGGCCTTTGGCTGCAATAGAAGTAATGTTTAGATTCCTGAGAGGAGATTTCGATAATGATGGAACTGGCACTGATTAAAACACTGCTTAACCGTGATTTCTACAATGACCATAAGGGTATTCGTTGCCCTGATAAAATCTTTAGCAAAGATGTGCGTAAGATTAAGCAAGCACTAGACGGTGCAATGGAAGCCTATGATGGTGACATGACAGTTGCTGATCTACAGGCTGTGTTCAACCGCATGAATGCTAGTATGACAACAGCTACACGTGGTGCCTATGACGATCTGTTTAAACGCATTGAGATCACTGAGCCTATCAAGCAAGAGATTGCAGAGGATACGTTATCACAATTGTTCCAACAATATGTGGGCGACCAGGTTGCAAACCTAGGTTTTGATTTCGTCAATGGTACAGAGAATAGCTTACAGCCTTTGCGTCAACTACTAGAGGATTTCAAAAATGATTTTACTCCCAATCTCCGTGTTGAGTGGGATGATAATAGCCTTGATACAATACTTGATGCAACAGCGTTGGAGTCCAAGTGGAAGTTTAACATATCTTCCTTGGCTCGTAGGGTGGAAGGTGTTAGCGGCGGTCATCTTGTTATCGTGGGCGCACGGCCTAATACTGGGAAAACTTCTTTCCATGCCTCTCTTATAGCAGCAGACGGTGGCTTTGCACATCAAGGTGCTAAGTGTATCGTGCTGTGTAATGAGGAAGCTTATACACGTGTTGCTTCACGGTACATCAGTGCATCATCTAACATGACCATGAAAGAGGTACGAGAGAACAAAGCTCTAGCACATAAACGTTACGAACCTGTACGACAGAACATCATGTTCAAGGATAGCACAGGCAAGAGCATGGATTGGGTTGAGTCTGTAGTTAAGTTTGAGAAGCCTGACATCGTAATACTTGACATGGGTGATAAGTTTGCTGATATAAAGAGTGAGCGTAGCGACATCACACTTAAAGCAGCAGCTATCCATGCTCGTAACATTGCTAAGCAGTATGACTGTTGTGTAATCTGGATGTCGCAGCTAAGTGCAGAGGCTGAAGGTAAAGCAGACCTGAATCAGTCTATGATGGAAGGAAGTAAGACAGGCAAGGCAAGTGAGGCTGACCTGATGATCTTGATAGGCAAGACACAACAGGCAGAGGGTGAAGACGAAGACCCAGTTCGTCACTTAAACCTAGCCAAGAATAAACTGAATGGATTCCAAGGTAAGATTACCTGTGTACTTGATGGGTCACGCTCAATCTATTCAGCATGAGGTGAGAGACATGAGACTAGTATTAGATGTAGAGAACAGCGTCACATGGCGTGATGGTAAAATTCTTAACGATCCGTTTGAGGCGGGTAACACCCTGACACAGATCGGTTTGGTCAATGCAGATAATCACGAAGAGTTACACATTGTAACATTTGATCACAACGAAAAGAAGGATACATCAGGCGCTGGGCATAAGCTTGTACAGCAAGTGTTGGACATGACAGAACTACTAATTATGCACAATGGTAGCCATGATCTGATGTGGATATGGGAAGCAGGGTTTAAGTATGATGGCCTTATTTGGGACACACTGCTTGCTGAGTACTTACTACATCGTGGGGTGGAGAAACCTTTAAGCTTGGCTGCTGTAGCAGAAGCGCGTGGCCTAGCTGAGCAAAAGGAAGACTACCTTAGCAAGTGTATCAAACAAGGGATTAACACAAATGAAACAGATTTACATTCTCTTAGCCTTTATCTTAGGGCTGATCTCCTCACAACTAGTGAGTTGTTCAAGGCTCAGCAACGAGACTATGCAGACCCCGATTCAAGCTCCCTCACCAAAGTTAGAGAAATCACCTTTGAAACCTGCAAAACCCTTACCCACATGCGTATGCACGGATTCAGAGTCGATATTCAAGAGCTTGGGCGAGTAAGAGATGAATTTGAAAAAGAAAAAGCAGAGATCGAAGAGAGGCTCCAAGAGAAGGTACGCTCCCTCATGGGCGATACCCCTGTTAATCTTGCATCCCCCGAACAGAAATCACAGGTTATCTTCAGCCGCAAACCCAAGAACAAAAAAGATTGGGAAGGCTTGTTTGAATTTACATCAACGCCCAAAGAATTTAAAGAAGCCGTTAAAGCGAACTCCGAAACAATATTCAAGACTAAGGCGTATCAATGCGAATCTTGTTATGGTAAAGGGAAAGTGTACAAAATAAAGAAGGACGGTAGTAAGTATGCCAAAGCAAATAAGTGCAAGGAATGTGAAGCGCGTGGCTTCAAACTTATTGAAACAAACCAAGTTGCAGGACTCAAGTTCACAGCTCCAAGTAGAGAATGGGCCAGTAATAGCGGATTCTCCACATCTAAAAAGCAACTCGAAAAGCTTATGGTCACTGCTAAAAACAATAACATGGACGGTGCTGTTAGCTTTCTTAGTGATCTTATGCGTCACTCTGCTGTTTCTAGTTACATTACTAGCTTTGTTAATGGTATTGACACTTATAGAAAACCTAACACTTCCAACCTACATGTCCAACTCACTCAATCAATCACACATACAGGTAGATTTTCTGGACGAAATCCCAACATGCAAAACATGCCAAGAGGTGGTACCTTCCCCATAAAGAGAGTGTTTGTATCACGGTGGAACAACGGAAAAATAATGGAAGCGGATTTTGCACAACTTGAATTTAGAACGGCTGCGTTTCTCGCGCAGGATAAAACAGCAATGGAAGAGATTGCAACAGGGTTCGATGTACACAGCTACACAGCGAAAGTTATCTCTGATGCAGGTCAACCAACGACACGCCAAGAAGCTAAGGAACACACCTTCGCACCCCTCTTTGGCGCAACTGGTTATGGAAGAACCAAAGCTGAGCAAGCTTATTACACACACTTCATAGAGAAGTACAAAGGGATTGCTGAGTGGCATAAAAAGCTAGGTGAAGAGGCATTGAGGTTTCTTAAGATCACTAACGTGTCAGGCCGACAGTATGCTTTCCCTGATGTCACACGCCGCAGCAGTGGTACACCAACACACTTCACTATGATTAAGAACTACCCAGTGCAGGGCTTTGCCACAGGTGATGTTGTACCTGTTGTACTAAACGAAATGCACAAACGATTGCAGCCTATGGAATCTTGTCTTGTGAATACAGTTCATGATTCAATGGTTGTAGATGTACACCCTGAAGAAGAGGAGCAGGTAATTCAAATGGTTAATGATATGAATAATGATCTGAATGATCTTATTGAGGAAGCCTACGGTGTCACTATGAATGTGCCTCTATTATTAGAAGCAAAAATAGGTACAAACTGGCTTGACACAGTTGATGTGTAGTGTATAACTAAGACTCTTTTGACTCTATAGAAAGGTATAGAAATGAGTACAGAATTATCAATCGCAACAGAGCGCGGTCAATCAATGGCAGAACTAATGGGTGTATCATCCACAGCCCCTGCTGAGTCAACACCTTCCATTGCGCGGCTTGGTATGATCCATCAGCCTATCATGGGTGAGGTGGAGTACAACGGTAAAGCAATCAAGACAGAGGTTATCCCTGTCGGTGCCTTTACCTTTACAAAGGGTGACACCAAAGTGTACAGCACAGGTGTCTCTATTCGCGTCTTCGCCCAGCGCAATCAATGGCAGCGTTGGAATAGTGAGACAGAAGAGATGGAGAAATCTGTCTTGTCTAACTCATTGAATGGTGATCTAAAGGATAGCATTGGTGGTCTAAACCTAGGGCGTCCTTCAGGTTACATT